GGGCACTTTTCACTTCGACATTTTATAATGTTTTTGGTGGTCTCCCCCGGTAAGGGCTAGTGTTCTACATAATATATTTTACAAACATAGAAAAAGTAACGATCTGCAATGCAGATCACAATCAACAGCTAAAACACAAATCGACGCCCACTCAGAATGGGCTCATGTAAAGCTCTGGTTGAAAATCACGCTGTTGCTATTGAACAGGGCTGGGAACGCCAGCGGGTTCAGGTATGATGATTGCCACGGCAGCGGAACCGTGACCATACGCGGTGCACCTGCATACACACCAAAGCGGAAATCATCGCCAGCAGAGATGTAGATGACAAACTCGTGGCTATCAGTTGAATCACCATGGTTGTATATGGATAGGATCCAATCGTTGTTCTCAGCAGGTGGTGCAATAGCCGGCGTAGGAGCAGGTGCGTCAAACCATGCAATATGCTCGCTGGAGAGGAATGGAACCTCGAACTGAACGAACGGATTGCCGCGGTCAATGATCTTCTCAGCCAACTGGTTTGACGGGTTGATGTAGGGGACGCGGGCCACAGCGGCTGCAGTAAACGGGTTGTCAGGAGGTTCCACATTGATGTGGAACACTTGAGCGTTGCCAGAACGCTGCACGATGCCAATTCCCAGCTGTATCGAGCCACGATAGGCACGAAACATCGAGCCGCCGGCCACATAGGCTTGCCATTCGGCGAGAAATGGCCGAATGCTGACGCGCTGAACTCCTGCAGTGGGTGGCACCACGACAAAGCCCACTTGTGTTCGACGACGCAACAAATCTCGCAAGTCCGCGCTGCCTTCGCCGAAGTGCAGAGTATTTCTGGACACAGAGCTCGAGTCACGGAGCACCTGCACAACAGGGCCGTTGTTGCTAGCGTTCGTGGTGTGATCCTCGACGGCTGCCATATCCGCCACCACTTCAGCACTGGAATGCGCTCGACCACTCGCTTCAGTCACAGGGACGGTGTTCACAGCGCGGGGAACCGAAAGGCGCGGGTTGATGAAGCTAGCTGTGAACAACAAGTTCACAGTCTCATTCTGCGCGTCAGTGCCGTCGGTCAACGGGTTGAAGACAACCGTTAGGATCGCTCCAAGATGATTTCTGGTCGTTTTCATTGATCCGAATGACTCGCCGTCGACAATATCCTCGCAGTACAGTGCGCCCAGCGAAGAAATCCACGGGATGGTCAACGAGGCCACAGTACCAGACGTGGCGTCGAGCATGACGTGGCGTTGGGTGTACAACGACTCAATGTCGAAGAACTTCGCTATGCCACCTTGCAAACTGCCGGGCACATAGGTGATCAACACCTTGCCCGCGTTCATCGGCGACGAGTTGGTTTCAACGCGAAGCTCCAGCCCATCGCACTGAAAGAACGTGAACCTTCGAAGCGCCCAGCGCAACAGCTCGTTGGAGGCGAATATCGACGTAGGAAAGTCGAACGCCACAAGTTGCGCTCCTTTTGGTTGCTGCGTGGTCCAGTCGACCGTCGCCAAGCGGAAGGGCTTCTTAAGAACATCGCTCATGGCCCAGTCTTTCTCGTCGAAATGATCGACGTGCGAGAACGATTGAACGTCGCCGGCTGAGTTCTGCTCAATCTGCTCCTGGTGGATTCGACCAAAGCCCTGAACCACATCGTGCGCAGCGTGCGCCACTCCCTCTTGAGCAGAGTGCGCCACGCCCGTTTCCGTTGTTTCGGCGGGGTTCACAGATGGAGGCGAATTGTAATAGGAGGCAAACCGATAGCTGCCTGCGTGCACCGGATAGTGAACACTGAACGAATTAGGCAACGCCGACACGAACACGTTGACCTCCACGCTCGCACTAACCGTGTTCGGGATGGGACCCTGGAGCTTGCTGTTCACGTAGATCGCGCAGAAGCCCAGAGCACTTGCAGTGACATCGACGGGTCCCAACGTTGGCAACAGGTTGTCGTTGAACAACGGGTTGGCCATGTATGGATATGGGGACGCATAGGGCACATCGATAGTGCCCTCGCCGACGCCCTGAGTGAGTCGAATGGTCGTTCCCAAACTCGACGTATTGGCGTCGGGCGTGATGTCGACCACATCGTTGAGCTTCTTGGCGCCGTAGTGGAACGCCACAAGCAGCTCTCCTCGGTGATATTGCGTGCTGACCACAGAGATCCGAATTCTGAAACCGCTCTTCCAGTATCTGTACATCGACGCTATTGCGGCCATAGGAGGCACAGTTCGCAACTTGGTCTCAGGCGGTGTAGTGCCCGAAACCAAACTTCGTCCTCCGAACCCAGGTTCGGCCGGGAACACGCACAACAGGCGGTTCACATCATGCTGCTCGCTCCACACAAACGATCCAATGCGGAACTCGCGAGCCGCCAAATCCGCATAGTTCTGCTCATCGCGGCTCGATCCGAAATGGTCCTGCACAACGAGGTTCATCGAATTCTCGTGCAGAGTCATCCGATCCATCTTCATCGTCGTGTCCACGCTCGCCAAATCTGGACCAGTCTCTCGATAGATTCTGGTCTCGACCGCATCACGCTTGTGATCCATGCACAACGGCAATATGCCAGCCACAGACTGGACAACTGAACCCATGTCAATGCCATCTTGCTGCGCTGTTGCTGGCTGCTGTGACAAACTAGGCAATCCAACGGAATCGCCCAACGCATGGGCTACTTCACTCATCACGTTCATCATTTTCGAACAAAGGACCGGACGATTATATACGGGGTCCAAAGATTGCGTAGTGTCCACAGTAGCATGTGCAAAGCCATCCGCAGTGGACAAACAGTCGTCGTCAACAACGACCAAAGGTTCGATTTCCTTCCAGTTCACCGTCAACACATCGCTCACGTTCTTACGGATGGCATTTCGAACAGCCGCACCTATGATCTTCGTGATCTTGCCGCCGTCGTACCAAGCAGCCAAGTCGTCGTGTGTGGGGACAAACTCCACTTTTCCGGCCAGGCCCGCCACGGGCACCTCACGCATGCGGTCGATCAGTCGCTCTCTAACCTCCTCGAACCAGCCACGCTCGTGGAACCACGCGAAGACAAGTGTTGCGATCACGCGGTTGTAGATCGTATAGACATTCTCGCGCGTCGCTTTATCCCATGCCATTATGTCTGATATGATCTCACGCGGCATGCGCGGCACGTGCTGGCCCGCCAGATGGTGATCAGGCTCCGCGATGGTGTTGACGCGCTTCAGGAAGGTCATTCCAACGACCGAGCCCTCATACTCCAAGCGCATCACAATGCCAAGCTCAGACGCATACTTGTCAACACTCTCGAAGCCGAAGCCGAGTCCGCGCAGATGTGCGCTAGGGCCACACACGTTGTCGTCGCCATAAACAGCCACTCGCATGTTCTTTCGAAAGAAATCCTCGCTATACGACACGCCGTGCTCGATACAGAATCGCGCTACAACGTATCGCAGAACAATGTTCATGCAAATGGTGTTCATGCCGGTAGTACACGGGCTGCCACTCGGGTTGCCTTGATTCTTTGCATAAACCGCATGGCCACACACCTCAATGGTGTGAACCAGCTCCTCATATGCCACGGCCAGCCAATTCTGCACGCACACACGGTCTTCGTATGTCATGCCGTCGAAGCAGCCGCCCTCTTGGAAAAATTGCAGATTCATTCTGCGCATGCAATCCATGAGGTCGGCACTCAACGAGCCGTCCCACGCTGTAGCGTCCAAGCACATGACGTAGTCCTCCGTCTGGTCATAGGTCAGATGTTTGACGAGCACAACCCACTGGGCGCTCTCACAGTCCATTCCAACCGCAGATCCAGCTTTCTTAAGACCTGCTTCCTTGTAAGCTGCATCAAAAGAGCCAACAACCTGCCGTATGAAAATGACTGCATCCAAACTCGGCACGGAAACGTG